CGCAGAAAAGAAGTGCGTAGAATTGAATCGGTGGAGAGCAAAGAAAGGTGGAGATTACTACTTTATTGACGTTGATTTAACAGGTAAAAGTTTAGACGATACTTATAGCACTTTTGACAACAAACTTTGGGATGCTCTCAACTATTTTCGTACTCAAGAGCAAGCAACAGAAGCTGCAAAGCGAATGAAAGAAGTTTTGCCCAAGTACCACGAGGAGATAGGAGAGTAAATTATGAAAGCAAAAGTAAAGGATACAGGCGAGGTAATTATGGGTAGATTTTTGCTTTAGGGAGGCAGAGAAAAAATAATTAAATTCCTTGTTGCTTTCTGGTGGGGGTGTAGCAGTGATGTTGCACCCCCATTTTTGCGTGATAGTTTGCAAAGAGAGCTATGCGGATAAAGAGAACTTTCTTTTTATCTGTAATTACTTGATATTTATAAAGATTTTCATTATCTTTGTAACGTAAATTACTTTATATTTATAAAGATATTAATATATGGCTGAAAAGATAACGGAAACCAATATCGATTCCTTACAACAAGACGATAAGAATTTTAACAAGGGAACGAAGAAAGGTCGTAAACTGATTGATAAATCAATTAGGAAATTCGGCGCAGGACGTTCTATTTTGTTAGACAAGAATAATCGTATCATTGCCGGTAATAAAACTCAGGAGCTGGCGAAAGAAGCGGGTATAAAGAAGGTTATTGTTATTGATGCCAAGCCAGATGAGCTGGTAGCAGTAAGAAGGGGCGATGTCGACTTGGATAGCGAAGAAGGAAGGGAGATGGCACTGGCAGATAATGCTACTGGTGCAGCCAATCTGGACTGGGACGATGAGGCTTTATCGAGAGCACAGGAAGAGATAGGTCTACAGGTTGAGGATTGGGGGCTTTCTATTGGTCCGAAGATAGATGATACTTATAGTAGGAAGATAGAGGCACCTGTGTACGAGCCTTCAGGGGTCTCTCCTACTCTATCGGATTGCTATGACAGCACGAAGACAAAGGAGTTAATCGAGGAGATAAAGAAAGCGGATCTACCAGACGAAGTGCGAGAGTTCCTAACGTATGCAGCTTATAGGCACACGGAGTTCAATTACGGAATGATAGCCGACTACTATTGCAATGCGCCTAAGGAGGTACAGGGGTTATTCGAGAATTCAGCATTAGTAATTATCGATTTCAAGAAGGCTATCGAAAAGGGCTTTGTAAGGATGACAGATGAGTTATTGAATGAATTTGCGAGGGAGTATGAAGAAGGTTAACTTTAAAAAGGATTTCGTCGTATTCATTCTGACACATGGAAGAGTGGATAACCAGTATACCTATCGTTCTCTATGCGATCAGGGCTATACTGGTCGTTGTGTATTTGTACTCGACAACGAAGATGGACAAGTAGACGAGTACAAAAGAAGATACGGAGCGGATAACTGCTATGTATTCGATAAACAGGAGTGGGAGAAAAAGAGTGATGAAGTAGTGAGGGGTGATCGCCGTGCCATCCTTTATGCTCGAAATGCATGTTTTAAGATTGCAGAAGAACTTGGTTATAGATACTTCATGGAGCTCGATGATGATTACATAGATTTCAGATGGAGATTTGGAAGTGATTGCCAGTATTTGCCAAAAACGCCAAAGATAAAAAACCTTGATGTAGTATTTGAATCAATGCTGCGGTATTACATAAACACACCATTAACGAGCCTAACGATGGCACAAGGTGGTGACTTTATAGGGGGAAGTAGTAATCAAATGTTAAAGCAAATAAGTATGAAGAGAAAAGCAATGAATACATTTATTTGCTCTACGGATAGACCATTTGAATTTAAGGGAAGATTTAACGACGATGTGAATACTTACACGAGATTAGGTAGTCGTGGGCTGCTCTTCTGCTGTATATCACAATGTAATATACAGCAGAAGAGCAGCCAGTCCACAGCTGGAGGAATGACCGAAGTATATAGAGATACTGGTACGTATATAAAGAGCTTTACATCTGTTGTCGTACATCCTTCAGGGGTGGTTGTAGCGATGCTTAATAGCCGACACAAGAGAATACATCATAACGTAATATGGGAGCATACGGCACCGAAGATATTACAGGAAAAATGGAAAAAATGATTAACTATGATAAGAGAGTCGAAATTACAAGGATATATAGAAAGGATTAATGGCGTAAAGAGACCTATTACGGCAGATATATTCCTTACTGATTATTGCAATGAAAAATGTGCGTATTGTAGATATGCACATAAGACGGGTAAGTACATGAAATTTGAAGACTTTGTTAAGTACTCAGAACGTCTAATAGAATTGGGTGTACAATCATTTATATTGACAGGTGGAGGAGAACCGACTATAACCCCAGACTTCAAGAAGATTACTGACTATCTGGAGGGAAAAGGCATACCATACGGTATTAATACCAATATGCAGGTATTACGCAAATGTAACCCAGTATTTATGAAGATTTCCATAGATACCGGAGATAGTGAGAGATATAAGGAACTTAGAGGAGTGGACGGGCTAACAAGGGCATTAAAGAACATAGAAGAGTATTGCGACTACAGACGCAAGGAAAATATCGATACAAAGGTAGGAGTACAATGCGTGTGTATGGACAAAGAAAACGTAATATCATTCTACGAGACCATAAAGAATTTGGATGTAGATTACATTTACTTTAGACCTTACGAAGGGAAAGAGAGTAAAGTAACAGCAGAAGAAGTTAAAGGATGGCTTGGAGAAAGGATAAACGATACAAGGGTGAATATTTCATATAAGTTTAATTATCTTGAATATCGCCCTAATACATGCGTGTCTGGGTGGTCAGTGCTATGCGTAAATGTAGATGGCGATGTGCCATATTGCTGTCACAGACCAAAGGAAATAATAGGCAGTGTGCTTGATGCTGATATTTTAGAAAAGAAAGCTATGTATAGTGTTGACATGAAAACGTGTGAAACGCCATGTAGGCTTTCTGGGTCTAATTATTGGACGGAACATAGAAAAGAGGAAAGGGATGAGGTGTTTGTATGAATGAGGAATTCGAAAAAAGAAAAGGTAGGCTAACCACGGAGGAAGCACGAGAGATAGGAAAGAAAGGGGGCAAGGCTTCAGTGAAGGCAAGAAGAGAGAAAAAGAAGCTACGGCAGTTGGTTGAGGCTTTCGGAGAATTGCCAGCCCCAGAGAAGGTACGAAAGGTAATGACGGAACTTGGAGTATCGGAGAACGAAATGCGTACTAATGATATGGCTATCGTAGTAGGCTTGTTCCAGAAGGCTATTAAGGGTGATGTGTTTGCCTTCAATGCTATTAGAGATATAAGGGGCGAGAAACCTGTAGATGAAACAAAGCTAACTGGCTCAATGGATAACCATATCGAAATAGGTTTTATCGAAACGGATATTAACCCTGTAAGTGATGAAAGCGAGGTCGATGTATGATAATGCCGTTTAAGGTTATAGGACCGTTGTTTCGAGCGAACACAGAAAAGACTGCAAGAGTGTATATTAATCAGGGGGGTACGTCTTCTGGAAAGACATACACGATTATGCAGGTACTTCTTTATGTTGCGTTGCTGGAGGCTGGTAGTATAACGACGGTAGTAGGTCAAGACTTACCGAACTTGAAGGTAGGTGCACTTCGTGATGCAAAGACGATATTAGCTGGTTCGGACTGGCTGGCTGGTTACTTTGATATGCACGAGAGCGGACATTACTTGCAGTGTAGGAATGGTTCTGTAATAGAATTTAAGAGTTACAAGGACGAGCAAGACGCAAAGAACGGTAAGCGTGACTATCTATTCGTTAACGAGGCGAATGGTATAGGATATGAGATATACTGGCAGTTGGCTATTCGTACACGTAAGAAGATATGGATAGACTATAACCCTTCGGAGAGGTTCTGGGCGCATAATGAAGTGAAAGGTCGTGAAGGTGTGAAGATGATTATCTCAGACCACCGAGGAAACCCATTTTTGACTAAGGAGGAGCACGAGCGCATCGAGAGTATAGAAGACAAAGAGCTATGGAAGGTATATGCACGTGGCTTGACTGGTAAGCTATCTGGGGTTATCTTTCCTAACTTTCGTATCGTTGACAGACTGCCAGAGCGTGAGAGCTGGAAGATGCAGGGTTATGGGTTGGACTTTGGTTTCACGAACGATCCAACGGCTTTGGTACATTGTGTTATTGCGCACGGTGAGTTGTGGACGGATGGAGTAATATACGAAACAGGGTTAACGAATCCTATGATAGCAGAGAAGGCAAAGGAAGCAGGGTTAACGAAGGCAGACCAGATAATCGCAGATAGTGCAGAGCCTAAGAGTATAGTCGAGCTTCGTAACGCTGGGTTGTGGGTTGTCCCGACGGTGAAAGGAGGAGATAGCATAACAGTAGGTATTGACATACTCCATCGCTACAAATGGAACGTTACACGGCGTTCATCTGGCTTGATTGAGGAACTACAAAGCTACAAATGGAAAAAGAACAGAGACGGAAAGAAAACGAATACCCCTGTTGATAAGTTTAACCACGCTATCGACGCAACGAGGTACTTTGGCTTGATGAGGCTTAATGTCAGAAGAGTTGGAGGACCGAAGGCGCACGTTATAAATCTTGATTAAGAATGAGAGAGGGAGAGAAATTCAAACACTGGATGATAATAGCTTCATTCAGCAAGGATATTGAAGGGCTGGAGCTGGAGAAGTGTACACGACCGATGAAGGTAGGTAATGTGCGCACGCCTTCAAGCCTTGATGATATGACGTTAGGGCAGATGGTACAGATGAGTGACTGCAAGACAGGTGCGGAACTCTTCTATAGAGTGTGCAACGTGCTGTTAGGAATGGAGGCGAAAAAAGTAGATGATTGTTTTGCCGTAGATGTCGTTCGTTTCGTTGGCTGGGTACTTGGTAAGGTAAAGACGATTAACGAGCTGTTCGATAAAGCAAAGAGCCAACCAAGCGACGAGGAGATAAGGGCAGGTATTAACCAGTTAAAGTTTGGTATATTCGGACTGATAGACTGGTATGCACTCCGAATGGGTATAACGGACCACGAGGAAGTAACAAAGGTGCCATGGGGGCGTGTATATAAGTGCCTTGATATGGATAAGAGGACAAACGATTATAGAAAGAAACTACAAAAGGTATACGAAGATGAGCATAGAAAGTAAGATACGAGAGATAGCGAAAGAGAAGTTCTCGAACTTTAGCTATGTATTTGAAGACTGGAACGGTGCAGCGGAACAGATAGACAGAGTTTCCCTGCCTGCTATTGTGTGCGTGTTGCCTGTAGGTGGTCATCTGCTGTTTAACCGTGGAACGGTAAAGGATAGAGAAGATTGTATGCTCGCTTTCGTTGATAAGGTTACACGTGATGCAAACGGAGAAGACAATGAGAAGGTGTATAGCGCTATGAAGGAGAGTGCAGCGAGCTTTATAACGGCTATGAATAAAAGCCGTTACTTCGAGCCTATAGATGGGAGTGTAAAGTATACTACGATACTGGAGAGTGCCAGCGCATACTTTACTGGTGTGTGTGTTGAGTTGACATTGAAAGAGCTACAGGGGGCTTGCTTATGATAAAGGGTGCAGTTAGTGTTGTGTTGACAGAGGAACTGGAGGCACTGAAGGCGAAAATCATAGCCCAGCATGTAGGAGCTGGACAGAAAGCCAGTGGAAGGACGGCAGCAAGTCTACGTATAGAAGTCACAGAGGAGGAAGGCACGTTATATGGTCGTTCTCCCTTTGGTACATTGGAAACTGGTAGGAAGCCGGGTAAAGTTCCTCAGGGCTTTCAGAGTATCATCAGAGAGTGGATGGCGGATAAAGGTATAAGTGCAACACCGATACCATATAAGACGGATAGACCACATAAATACACGCCACAAGAAAGGGGTAATCTTTCGCTTTCCTTTCTGATAGCGAGAAAGATAAAAAGAGAAGGTACAAGGCTGTTCCGTAAGGGCGGAAGAGATGATATATACTCGAACGTTATACCGGCAGCAATAGAAAGAATACAAAGCCGTATTGTAGAGCTGCTCAAATTAGAAGTGGAAAGTATTAAGCTAAACAATGTTGATGTATGAGAGAGATAACGAATAATGGGGTTACGTTATCGTACCCCGATGAGATAGGTTTTGCGTTTAACCCTTGCTTGCTCGTAGCGTCTGGAGATGAGCTGGTAAAGATGACTATAGATATACGTGCAGGAGAAAAGAAGGAAACTATCTGGATGGAGGCGATGAAAGGTAGATGTTACGCCGATGTAAGGGAGTACGTGCAAACCTTCTTTGATACTTTAGCATTTAGTGATGTCGACTATAATCAAGAAAGGCAGACGGCTATGGGTAAAAGGGTTTCTTTCTCAGTGACGGCTACGAAGAGTGATGAGGCAAGTACAACGGTAGAATATACGTTTGAAGTATTCTATATCTGGGGAGCGTTGAAGATAGGAGGTCAAGAGGTGTATAATAGCTATCGTACCCTTACTTGGTTCCGTGGCTTTCCTTTTACGGTTGGTGTATATGCTGCTGGTGGTGGCTCTATCATGTTCAGTAAGGATGGTGTAGCAGATAAGTTCGTTAACCTGCCAGAGCAGGGAGTATGGAATATCCCACTGAAAAGAACAGAAGACGCTAAGAGGTACTACCTACTAAGCGATTGTACTGGAGCTTTTGCCGAGGTGACGTTTGATAACACCTTTGATATGACATTTAGGTATAGTAATGTAGGCACGAAGACAGAGAAGATACGTATAGATATAATTGATGATTACGACGAGGGATATTATCTGCGTTGGATAAATAGGCATGGGTTCTACTGCTACTATCTCTTTAAGCCAGGGGATGAGGCTCGGAAGGTGACGAGTGATGGCGCATTTATGCGCAACAACCTTCTATCTTATGATATGAATTACGGATATCAAGGTTATACGGGTAGGCAGCAGAGAATGAGCAGAGAAGACACGATACCAGTGTGCGCCCCATTGGTAGATAGTGATACGTGGGATATGCTTTTCGACCTTGCAACAAGTCCGTGCGTAGATTTGTTCGTAGGCTACAAGAATGACGAGCCGAAGTGGATGCCTGTAACTATTGTTTCAGGCTCTTATACGAAAGCGAAAGCAGTTCTACAGGACTTTATATGTAGTATAATGATGCCAGATGTAACTATTCAAAAGTTATAAGCTATGAATGACGAAAGATTATATATAGATGGCGAGTTAGTGGATATTGATGACACTACGAAAATCACGATGGATATTAAGAGTAATCTGTTTCGTGATGTTTCGCAGATAGTATCTAATAGCACTTATACGGTCAAGTTGCCAAAGACGGTAAGAAACCAAATGATATTAAAGCATTCGGATCTTGTTCAGGCAAGAGATAACTATCCGTACTTAATGCACACAGCACGTTATTTTCGTAATGGTGTAGAGATAATCAAGAACGGAAAGTTAACGATACTACAGGTTACTGATACGGCTATAGAGGTGTGTATCGTCTGGGGGCTTTTCTCACAATTCAGTAGCCTTATAAGTAAGGGAACGGCACTAAATGACTTGAAGAGTAATGATAAGATATTATATAACTTCGCAAATGAAGTAGAAAAGTTCGAGGATGTAAAGGAAAAACCATACTTCTATGCAGGTTATAATGTATGGAGATATGAGGACGAAGAAGATTTAACGTGGCGGACAGGTTTATCCATGGTTTCGCCAGGAGGTAGACGAGACGGAGATAAAAAGACATGGTTTGAATATAGGATGTCATTTGGTGGTCAAAGAGACCCTAATAGGAAAGGTTTGCCACTCCTTCACCCTGTTGTACGTGTTCCCTTTGTATTGTCTCTAATAAAGTCACAGACGGGAGTAGATTTTCGTTTCCACGAAGAGGCGCAGGAGTATATTAATACCCTTGTGTTACCTCTAATCAATCGTAAGGCAAACGAGTTAACATCTGAAGGGGCTTTTGCTGGTACTTTTGACCCTATAAGTATGCAGCAGGGACGGATGACGCTGAATGTAACTGGAACGAGTAGCGTAATTGGAGAGCAAAGCGGAAGCAGAGTAACTGCTATTACCGTAACTACTGATGCTACATTGATATTCGATATATCTGCTGAATGGTCTTTTGAGCTTGGAGGAAGGATAAAGCCTGTCGGTACTGCTAACCACTGGGGAGGCGGAGAGAATGATAGGTACAATTTCAGAAGCGGATGCATGTTAAGAATGACGATAACGAAAGGAGAGCAGCAGGAGGTCTACGATATAGGAGAGAAGCGAGATGTCTTTTCTGTTGTAGTTCCAAAGGGGTATAGGGGTGAATGTCGGTTTAACAATGCCGGTTATGGAAAGATAGAAGTAGTGAAAGGAAGTACCATTACGTTTGACTGGGTGGATGTTACAAACTTTCCTAACATGAAGGTATTAGAAGGAACTATCAAGGCTACGATATCTAAGGGGGAAAACGTCCCAGACGGCGGTTTCTTTCCTATTGCTTATAACCTACCAAAGATAAAGGTTATCGACTTTGTGAAATTCCTAACAGCTATTACAGGCTCTTTCCCATTACAGATAACAGAAGATGGTATCGTTAGGCTTGCACCGCTATCTAAGATATGGAAGCGTAGAAATGATGCTGTAGACTGGACGAATAAGATTATAGCACTTACAAGCGAGAATAAGCCTTCAGAACTCAATTATAAAGTTGAGAACTATGGGCAGCACAACCGATATAAGTGGAAAGCTGATGATACGGTAAAAGGTCATTACGACGGCGATCTGAAAATAAACAACGAAACCCTCGAAGTCGAGAAAGTAATGTACGAATTCCCGTTTGCTGCTACTGATGGAAATTCAGTGCCTATGTACAAGGTAGAATTCGATAAAAGCACAAAGGATGGTTCTGCGTTTGGAGATAAGCGAGGAGAAGGGAAAAAGGACGAGATAGAAAAAACAAAAGAGCCTTCTTATACGGCATGTAAGGACAGAATATTAAGGCTACGTGCAGATGGAGAAGGATTAGCGGCAGCTTACTTTGATATCAACATGCAGGATATTCTGGATGATAAGTATAAGGATGTTGCACGTACCCTACAGCAGCCAAAGGTAATTAAGGAGAAGATATTAATGCGAGATATAGAGCTGCTTAATTTCGACGAAACTATACCTGTGTATCTTGCGCAGTACGGTGCTTACTTTGCGGTAACAGAAATACGGTCTTCAAGCAATGGTATTGCGGAGGTTACGATGTTACAATTAGTGTTTGAGTAAAAGATAAAGCTATGAGTACAGAAGAAGAGAAGATATTAAATATCAAAGTAAAGTACGAGGACGCTATATATGGCATTCTCAGATACAAAGAGAAGCTACAGGAGTTATCGGAGACGGAGAATAAGTTAAAAGATGACTTCAAGAACGGCAAGATTACCTATGATGAGTATGCCACAACCATTACTGCTATTGGTGAGCAGGTAAAGGACTATAAGGGCACCGTCAGGGAGCTATCGAAGGAAGTACAGAATAACATCAAGACGGAGAAGGAGCAGGAAGGCTCTTTAAGGTCTTTACGTGCAGAGTTAAGCAACGCCACAAAGGCGTATGACAGCCTTTCGGAGGCTGAACGTAAGGGAGCAAAGGGACAGGAGTTAAAGAAGCATATAAACGAAATTACCGATAAATTAAAGGAGGCAGAGGCGGAAACGCAAAGGTTCTATAGGAACGTCGGTAACTATGAGGAGAGCATTAAGTCGGCACTTGGCGTTAATAACAACTTCGCTAATTCTATTATGCAGATGGCTTCAAATGGGAAGGGGCTATCTGGTGTATTTGATGGAGCGATAACAAGTGCAAAGGCTTTCGGGTCTACGCTTATGGGCTTTATGTCGAACCCTGTATTTCTCGCACTGGCTGGCATTGCAGGGGCTGGTGTAGCGTTTAAGTGGTTCTTTGACTACAACAAGGGCATACTGGAGAGTACGAGATTAACGAGAGAGTTCCTCGGACTTACTGGAGACAATCTGAAAGCGGTAAGAGATGAGATACAGGCAACGGCAGATACTTACGGCAAGGACTATAAGGAGGTTCTGGAGGCTGTCGATGTGCTTACATCTCAATACGGCTATGATGCTGGACAGGCGTTGAAGATAATTAATGATGGTTTCCAAGCTGGTGCAGACCTTAACGGAGATATGATAGCAAAGATTAAGCAGTATGCGCCAGCTTTCCACGATGCCAGCATTGGAGGAAAGGAACTTGTAGCCACTATTCAGCAGACACGCAGCGGTATCTTCTCTGACGATGGTCTTTCGCTAATACAGATGGGTAGCAAGAAGATACGTGAGATGTCAGACAAGACAGCGGCAGCACTTGAGGGTATCGGTATCAGTTCGAAGAAGGTGCAGCAGGATTTGGTTAACGGCTCAATGTCTACGATGGACGTTATTAAGATGGTCAGCACCAAGTTAAAGGAGGTACCGCAAAACTCTAAGGAGGTAGGAGAGGTTCTCAAGGATGTGTTCGGTAAGCAGGGTGCGAACGCTGGCTTGAAGATGATAGAGCAACTCGACACGATGAATGTAGACCTCGAGAAGCTAAAGGACACCACTGGAAAGTATGGACAGAGCATGGATAAGCAGAGGGAAGCTAATGCAGAGTTGAATAAGACTTTAGCCGCTATGTTCGATATGAGTGATAAGGGCTTTGGATCTATGTTGGCAGGCGTAAAACTTCTTACTACTCAAGGTATCACAAAGCTACTCAAGGGTGTTATCGAGGTGATTAATTACTTCATAGACCTATATAATGAGAGTATGATTGTACGTGCTGGTGTGCAGGCTATCGTGGTAAACTTCAAGAGTGCTTGGAACGTCATAAAATTAGTGTTTAATCTCATTATAGATGGTGCGAAGAGTGCAGGAAGACAGCTAAAGGGACTTGCGCAGATAGTAGAGGGTATCGTAACACTTTCATTCGATAAGATTAAAGAGGGTTTCTCTACGATTGGCGGCAGCTTTGTGAAGACGTTTAAAGAGGGCTTTGGCGATATTAAGGCTTTCGGAAAGGAACAAGCAAATACCTATCTCGATGCGTTTAATAGCACGGTAAAGAATAAGAAGGTAGCGCATATCGACTTAGCTAAGTATAAAGGAGAAGACAAGCAGCCCGACCACATGAACACCAATGGTTCAAGCGAATGGAAAGGCAAAAGTGATGGAGGAAAGAAGAAGAAGAAAGAGAAGAAGGCCAAAAGCAGCAAGGCAAAGGGCATGACAGCCGAGCAGATGGCAAAGAAAGAGATGGACGAGATACGTAAGGCGGAAGACCTGCTCGCACAACTCGTTGAACAGACAGCCGAGCAGAGAAGAAAAGCTATCGCTGTTCAATACGATAGACAGATAGAGGACTTAAAGGTACGGCTTGCCACCGAAAAGGGGTTAACAGCAACCGCTAAGAAGGCTATCACCTCTCAGATACTTTCACTTGAAGAAATCAAGGAAAAGAAGCTAAGCGAGTTTGATTTAACCATTAAGGACGAGGCTATCAAGCGAGAGCAGACGTATATCCAGAATATGCTCTCTTCTATCGAGAAAGGTTCTAAGGAGGAGTACGATTTAAAGGTTAAGAATATTGAGAATGCCCGACAGTTAGAGATTGACGCTATCCAGCAGATGGTACTCACAGAGGAGGATAAGGCGAAGCAACTTAAAGCCGTTAATGCTAAGTACTACAAGGAGGAAGAAGAGGCGTATAAGGAGTATAACAACAGAGTTCTTGACGAGCAGAAGAAAGCTATTGAAGACCGCTATAAGGCTAAGATATTAGAAGCCGAAATTAGCGGAATGGAGAACGGACAAGGCTCAGAACTCGAAGTGTTACAACTGCAAGCAGATGAAAAGCAGGCTTTACTTGAATCAGCACAGCAGAGAGAGGGCGAGACGATAGAAGAATTCAACCTACGTAAGTTAGAATTAGAAAAAGACTATTTGGACGCCAATAAAAAAGTAAGAGATGAGGAAGACAAAGATAAAGAAGAGCATTTCCAAGCAGATATAGCACGATATAAAGCAATCGGTCAGGCAATGGGAGGATTATCTGATTTAGCATCTGCTTTTAGTGAGCATAGCAAAAGTTTAGCTAAAGCTTCTAAAGTAATCGCACTTGGTGAAATTGCAGTTAGCACTGGTGTTGCAATAGCAGAGGGTATCAAGCAGGCGCAGAAAGCTGGACCATTCCCTGCTAATATTGTTGCAATAGCTACAACTGTAGCGCAGGTTATGGCAGGCATAACATCAGCGATTAGGACCGTGAAGTCTGCCAAGTTCGCACGTGGTGGTGATGTGGTAGGACCAGGCACAGATACGAGCGATAGCATACCAGCGCATCTTTCTAATGGCGAGAGTGTTATGACAGCTTCAGCTACAAGAATGTTCGCCCCTGCCCTATCGGCATTTAACCAGATAGGAGGAGGAGTACCTATAATGTCATACGCTGGAAGCGGTGCACAGATAGGCGAGGAGTTTCTGGCACGAGCTGTAGCAAGAGGTATGGCAATGGCACCGAGGCCAGTAGTAAGTGTTGAAGAGATAAACAATACTGCAGGAAGAGTTAAGGCGATAGAAAGAGTTGCAACGATAAAATAAAATAGCTATGACACAATATGAATTATTAAAGACGGCAGAAAGTTTGCTCTTCGTTCTGATGAGTAACGATGTAGACGCTAAGGATGTTAAATACTTGGAAATGTACCAAGAGTATATGAGGCTAAAAAAAGAAGGTCATAAAGTTGGTTATGTTGTCTACTATCTAAGTCAGCAGTATGAGTGTAGCGAGGCTACAGTGTATCGAGTTGTAAAGAGGATGACACAAAAAATAAGATAATTTCATACGGTTTAGATTAATTAGTAAGGGTGTTTTGTCTGCGAAGATAGAACACCCTGTTTTTATTTGTCGCACGATATGAGAGTAAAGATAAAGACGAATAAAGGAAATCTTTATAATTATAAAGTAAATTTGTACAGAAATAAAATCTATTATGGCAGTTCTAAAGATATTCAATGACATTCAAACCGAGAATGAGAAGAATTTTTGCAAGTACTTCGGAGAAGCCGAAGGAGTATGTTTCAAGGATGTAGACGAGTTTTGCGAGGCTATTCCAAAAGGTGATAATTCTATAGATGTACGAATACATTGTGATGGTGGTTCAGTAGTTGAAGGCTGGGGCATTTACGACAGATTGAGAGCAACAGGCAAAGATATTACCTGTACAGTAGAAGGTAATGCTGCGTCTATGGCTACGGTTATCTTGATGGCCGCACCAAAGGAAAGACGAAGAGCCTATAAGAATGCTCAGATATGTGTGCACAATCCGTGGGTGCCAGCTTATGCTCTGGGTGATACTCTTACGGCAGCAGAATTGGAGAAGGCAGCTTCGGATCTGAAAGAGACACAAGAAAAGATGCTCAATTTGTATGTAGAGCGTTGCGAATGTAATAAAGAAGAGATGCAGGCACTGATGGATGAAGATAAGTATATCGGAGTTGACAGGGCTATGGAACTCGGTTTAATTGGAGAGATAATCGCCCCAGCTTCAGCCAAGAAGCAAGGGTTAGTGTTTAACAACAAAAAAGAGAATAAAATGGCAGAAAAGAATGAGAAAGTAGAGGTTAAAGCCTCTTTACTTGACCGTGCGCTGGCGAAGCTGGGTTTGAAGAGCATTGAAGAGCTGGCAAAAGGTCTGGATTTGTCCACGAGTGATGGGCAGACGTTGACAGTAGAGAGAGAGGATGGCGAGCCGCAGATTGGCGACAAAGCAAGTCCTGATGGTACGTTTGAGATGCCAGACGGTAAGACTATTGTCGTGAACGATGGCGTTATCACCGACATTAAGACATCTTCAAGTGGAGGCGATGAAGGAGGAGAAGGCTCGGAGCTGGAGAAACGTGTCGCTGAGTTGGAAAACGAAGTGAAGGAGTTACAGGAGAAGCTGGAAAGTTCAGAAAATGCACGTAAGCAGGCAGAGGCTATGGCAAAGACGCAAGAGGATTTACGTATTCTCAACGCTGTAAAGATTGCAGGAGGAGAGAAAGCACTGGCGAATATCTCTTCAAGCTATAAGCCAGAGCCAAGAAAGCCAGAGGGCACGAACGCTTCGAAGAAAGCAGAGGGTCAGGAGGACGAATCGCCTATGAGAAAGGAGATTAACGCCCGCAGAAATGGGAGTTACAAGAACAAGAAGTAAAATAATAAGGAGAAAAGAAGATGACAAAATTTTTTGAAAACATTTCGGTCAATCCGAAAGATGTTACAGACCTTAAAGAGGTTATCCCATTGAGTATTGACCAAGATGAGGATTTCCAGCGCTTTACCCACCTTATGAAGGTAAAGAATGGCGATCCGGTGGCTTTCCTCGGTGAGATGGATGATGTAGGTATCAAAGGTAGCGGTTGTGACCCTACTTATAACGAGGTTGGCATTGCTAATTCTCAGAAGCGTTGGGCACTCGGAGACTGGCAAGTACCTATCAAAATCTGTTATGAGAGCTTGCAGGGTACTATTGCAGAGTACACCTTGAAGACTGGTACACCGGTTGGAGACTTGACAAGTACCGAGTTTATGACATATATCCTTCGTCCTGCTCTGGAGCGTCAGTTGAAGCGTATGATTTGGCGTTTTGGTTGGTTCGGTGATACTGCTGCTAAAGATATTGCAGGCGGTGGTACTCTTACCACTGGCACAAAGACGGAACTCTTCACCACGTGTGATGGTCTGTTTAAGCGTATCTTCACGCAGTGTACTTCTAAAGCTAACCAGCTTACAGCTATTGAAGCTAACAGCAAGACAACGTTTGCCGACCAGAAGAAGGCTATCCTCGGTAAGGGTGTTGCGACAGGTATCCTTGACAATATGTTGATGGATGCAGACAGCCGTATCTCTGCTGATAGCGGTGCTGTTATCTTACTTACTAAGGGCTTGGCGGACGCACTTACTTATGATATTAAGAAGTGCTATCAGAACATCATGCCATGGGAGAAGATTTTCGACGGTGTGGATGTTGCGAAGTACAATGGTGTTACGTTGGTACGTGTATCTATCTGGGACCGCTTTATCATGGCATACGAGAATACAGGCACTATGCTTAACAAGCCTTATCGTGCTGTGTATGCTAATATCAATCAGTTGCAGGTTGGTACTGATGCCGACGGCTTGATTTCAGACCTCGATATCTGGTTCGATAAGAAGGAGCGCAGAAACTATATCTATGCTACTGGTCGTATCGGTACACAGATTCTCGAGGATGACATGTTCCACGCTGCTTATTAATGGAGGATTGAATTATGGCAGGAATTTGCGATAGTATTATCAGTAAGGGTATCGAGCAGAATTGCGAGAACCCTATCGTAAAAGGTTTGGAAGCCGATGCAGTTATCTGTAATCGTGCGGATGTTGATTTCTCTAAGAGTGTATTTGATGAGAGCTTCAAGAACATGTTGAAGACACTTATCTTGAAGAGCGGAAAGAAAGGCTATCCTGTTGTACAGCAGGGTAGCAAACCTTTCACAGGCACAAAGATTTCGTTAGCCACTGGAACGTACAGAAACACGTTCACAAACGAGATTTCTATTGCCGTGCTTGATAATGGTCCAGACGTTGCTCAGAACATCATTGACGGGCTTGCAAACGGCTCATTCGTGCTCATTACTAAGAATGTGCATAAGGGAGAAGGTGGCAAGGCAGAGTATCAAGTATATGGATATTACCAGGGCTTGCGTGCTACTGCTATAGAGAGTGATAAGTATAGCGAAGATACAGACGGTGGCTGGCTTGTGACCTTGCAGGAAACAAGTGCGCCTAAGGCTGCTTTGTTCTACTTTAATACGGACTCAAAGACTACTGAAACGCAGTTTAAGAGTTTACTAACAGAAGCTGGATAAATGGAGCTGGCCGAAGTAAATAAGACGATAGAGGAACTGAAAGGGCGCTTTGATGCCCCTTTCGGATCTTCTGATAAGTCTACGATAGAATACCTTTACTACGAAGTAACAGGAAAGACTTTTGTACCCACTTCGTGCCAACAGTGTTACCATGATGGGCTTATAGAAATTTATCATTACATTAAAAAATACGGAAAGATGGCAGAAAAATCAAATTACAGATTGAGAGCTGGTGCGATTATCAATTGCCCGACATTTATGGGTGGTAAGGTATTCACGAATGATAACCTTACTGATGAGGTTGCAAAGAATTATCTGGAGCAGTTCCCAGATAATGAAGACTTGTTCCAGAAGGTTCCAGAAGACGATCCGAATGCTGGAGACGGTAAAGGCGGGAAAAAGTCTGATAACAACTCAGATGCTGGAGACGGCGAGAAGTAACGATACGAAAGAAGAGCGAAAATGAATGTAAAGACAGCAAAGAAACCACAGAAGCGTGTAGAGGTAAATTACGAGCTACGCTTTAAGATGCAACGCTATGGTAGCGATAATCTTTATCCACAGAATATTGTGGATATTACCAATGCGTCTGGTACCGCAAAGTTATGCTTATCTCGTTATGAGAAATTTGTAGAAGGTTACGGATTTAACAACGAGGCTTTCTCTGAATGGAAAATAAATCGAGATGGCGTAACTATGGATGACCTTCTGAAAAGTGTAGCGGGAGACCTCACACGCTTTGGTGGGCTCGCTCTTCATATTAATTACAATGTTCTGGGGCAGGTAACGGAGGTTAACTACCTGCCCTTTGAGCAATGTAGATTGGAGGAAACAGACGATGCTGGTGTAGTTGCTCATATCCTTACGCATATTGACTGGAAGGGAGAGAAAACAAAGAACGGGCAAAAGCAAATGGTCATCGATAAGAATATTACTCGTTTTCCTGTATTTAACCCCGATCCGCTGGTAGTGATGAGACAGATAGAAGATTGCGGAGGAATAGATAATTATAAAGGGCAAGTGTTATGGTTATCTATCGATGGGAAATATCAATATCCAACGCCTATCTATGATGCTGTTATTACGGAGATTTCGACCGATGAAGGGTTGGGAAATATCAAATACAGAAATGTCCGTAATAACTTTCTCGTAGCCTGCATGTTGGTAACGAAGAAGGGATTGCCGAATGTTGATGAAAACGGAAAGGAAGTCGAGCAAAAGATGATTTCTGATGAGGACTTGAGGCAGTTCCAAGGAGATACGAGGGGTTCAAAAATTATGGTGGTTGAACTCGAGAATGGAGAAGATGAGCCGAAGGTCGTTCAGTTCCCAGCACGAAACTTTGATAAGGAGTTTACGGTAACAGATGAGAGTGTAGTAGAAAGAATTTATTCGCAGTTTCACCAGGAATTATTCTATTCTATTCGTATCGGTAAGTTGGGTTTTTCTGGTGATGTTATGCGTGATGCGTATGAATACTATGCAGGAGAGGTTACGAACGAACAGAGATTTATCGAACGAGCCTTTACAAGGCTATTCTCTAACTGGTATGATAAGATGATACCGCAGGATTTCTCTATCAAACCGTTAAAATATATCTCTGCTGACAAAAACGATAAATCTAATGGAGAATGAGCATTTAATAACGGTTGAGAGGTTTAAGGAACTTGCTCGACCGACGTCAAAACATATTGATGATGGAGAAGTTAACACGTTTATTCGCGAATGCGAAGATATATATATTATTCCGGCTATTGGTCTGGTACGTTTCAAGGCTTTGCAAGAAAATACGCAAGATGTAAAAAACAAAATACTTCTTGACGGCGGAGAATATGAAGATAAGGAGGGGACATTAAGGAAATGTTCAGGCATACGATTAGCCCTTTCTTATTTCGTGTATGCTAAGATGGTGATGTCAGATGGAGGATTGCTCACCAGAACTGGTTTAATGCAGCACAACGATAGTTATGCGTCCAGAGAGGATGATAAAAACAGGGTGAGAATGTACAATGACGCAATGGAGGTCGCAGAGACGTATTTGGGTTCATGCCTGGCATACTTGAAGAGTGTAGAAGGAGAGAACGTAAAGCCAGTAAGAGGAACGAGATTAAGAATTCATGCTATAGGAGATTAAACAAATGACAAAAGTAGAAGAATTGCGCATACTTGCACAAACAATCAAGAATGAAACTAAAGTAGGTGGTAACACTGCCGAGCGTGTCGGTAGTGCCTTCGAGGGCGTCGCAGATGCTATTGAGGGTATCGACCAGATTAATGAGATGGAGAAGGCTGTCGATGCTGTCAAGGAGAAGTTAAATGCGAGTAAGCAAGCTATTGAGCAGGCGGTTGCAGCCCTTCCTATTGCACAGGAGGCTGGCGACAGTGCAACTTCTGTGATGTCACAAAAAGCGGTGACGGAAGCAATCAGCCCACTTCAAAAAAAAACACCTATTGAAACAGTAGGAGATGGTTTCTTCGTGTCAGACAAGTTCGGAAATATCGTTATAAAATTCGACTCTAACGGTTTTGATGTTGCGAAACTATCTGCTCACTTTTTGTCGCTTTTATCATCATTGGTAAATATCCCTATTTTTGAAACAAAGGAGAGAGGATTCTACATTACAGACGCAAACCTTAATATAGGATTTCAGGTCAACTCAGAGCACAATAATTACTTACAGTTTAAATATTAATATATATGGGTATAGCAATCATATTAAAGGATAGTGATTTTTCGAGCCTTAATCTTGGAAAGATCGAATTAGGGAAAAAAGTTGAAATCCTGCGGTCAATCGCTATTATAGCAGAAGACAGTTATAGTGGTAGTACAGCGCAATTGCACTGTGCGTTTGAACCTCTTAACACAACTTATAATAGTGTTAAATGGAGTATTGTAGAGGGTGGTGATTATGCTTCTATAGATACTGACAGCGGTCTTCTTGTGATTAAGACAGGTGCAAGCAACAATAATGTGAAGGTTCGTGCAACATCGGTCCACTCATCTTCTATAATAGCAGAGAAGACTATAGCAGTAACAAGAGTCGTTAGTAAGGTGTACTCTTATGAAGATGCGCCTATTCAACCGGTGTTTATTGATAAATCATACTTCGAGAAAGATTTTACAGTTTTCCTTAAAACTATAGGAAAATCTGATAATAAATATTCTAATGCTACATTCTTCGGTCTTTATAACGACGATTTGGCATATCATGGTATTGATTTTTCCGCCGATGTTTCTAATAACAGTAATAATAGGCTAAGTAAGGATACTTGGGGTGAGAAAAAAGTTATTGTAGGTACAATTCCTAACAATGCACCAGTTGGTTTGAAGGCTATTGGACAAAATTTATATTATACTCTTGATGGAAGAGAATGGACGCTGTTTTCCAGTGAGTATGGTACAAAAAAGTACCCTATAGCTAAAGTGTGTCGCTTAAAAACTTATCACGATGTTATAGTGCATGTTGATGTGTACGATGGTGAAAAGGATTTGTCTGATTTGTTTACTTAATAGGTGCGTTGTATGAAAAGAATCAAATTGAAAACAGGAAATGAAGACGTCAGTGTAGTTACGTCTTCCTCAGATTCTCTATATGATACATCAAGTGTTGAGAGCTATCTCTCAATGCTTGCATCGAGAAGAAATTTATCCAATCTGTCTGATTTCGAGTTAAAAAGCGAACTTGACGCAGTAAAGGCACGGAGGGAAGGTCGAATGCTTTTTGAAGATGACTTTGAAGGTAACTCGCTTGATGAATCAATGTGGAATGTTGACGAGGGCTTCTTTAACAAAAGAATGTGGTACGTAAATTCCAAAGAGAATGTGCTCGTAAATAACTCCCAATTGATAATAACATGCTCTAAGAATAGTTTTAACGGAAAGACATCAGTAGGGCAAATTCACACACGGGGTAATTTTGATTTCGGAGGGAACGTTAGAATTGAGGGAAAGTTCAAGATGCCAACGATAAGTGGATTCTGGCCAGCGTTTTGGACTTGGGGGAGCGATTGCTACTCCGTTAGAAATGGCGCATCAGACTATTCAGAGCTTGACATCTTTGAGATATTTGGATCAAGTCCTCGAATAGATGTTAACTTTTGGAGCGGAGATAGTGTTGGCGATGGCACTACGGCAGGAGTTGAGAATAAGAGTTTCACGATTAGAAATAACGATGAAAAGTGGCACATTTATCGGGCAGATATATATGCTAATAAGATAGAGGTGTATTTTGATGGTGTACTCTTTGGAACGTTTGACACGACAAGTGTTAAAGGAAGCATGTATTACAAGTTAAGGCAATATCTCTTAGTAAGTGTGCAGATGTGGGAAAGAGACACTGTTTCTTCTAATATTGAGGATGCTCAGTTGAGATGTGACTGGATTAGAGTTTACGCATTGTCAGATGGAAATCAGTATCCTGATTCTATTGCGTTAAAGGAAACAAATGTGACTCTTAATGTTGGGGATAAGTATAGAATATTATGCGACACTCCTAACTCTTTTGACCGTACAATTAAGTACATAATACAAGACGAGGCTATTGTGTCACATGGGGATATGGTTGTTTCGGAAATTGTAGCAAAGAGTCCAGGGAAAACAAAAGTTCTCTTGCGTACAAGAAATGGAAGAAGTGCTATATTCAATGTGGTCGTCAATGGGTAGACTTAGGGCATGTGAAGATATGGGTTTCAGATTAAGATTGATAATTAAGTTAATGTAACTATGGCAGAACTGATTTTAATATTAACGCCTCTGTTGAGGCTGGTGGTAGTAGCTTTCTTTGTAGTTTTTATGGCAATGGCTATAGACCTTCTCGTAGGCTTGCACAAGTCAAGGCTACGAGGAGAGGAAAGACGCTCGGATAGTTTGAAAAGAAGTGCGTACAAATTCGTACTCTATGAAGGCGGTATGTGTATCGCAGCGTTAATTGATGTGTGTTTCTTTCTATGTCACGGATTCCAGCTATTCGGTGTCAGCGTGTTGCACGGTATTCCTGTAATGTCATTCGCTTTGGCAATATTCTTTTGCGTAGTCGAAGGCTTATCTATGCGAGAGAAAGCAGACGAGAAGATACACAGCGAATTAAGCAGGGCGGAAAGACTTGCAAAGCATATCCTTACACGTGATGAATGGATAGAATTGCTCACCGCTGCAATGACGAAGGTACAAGAGAATAACGACAAGGTAAGCCATAGCCCTTGGGGTGCTAAAAGAAAGGAGAATGAAGAATGAGAACGATTAAGTATATAGCGGTTCATTGCACCGCAAGCCACCAATCACAGACGATTGAAGGCTTAAAGCAAGAATTCAAACGCAAGGGCTGGGTTAATCCAGGATATCATTATGTGGTATCTCCAGACGGCAAGATTACCCAACTACTCGAAGAAGAAAAAGTGAGTAACGGTGTAAGAGGTTACAACTCAGAAACTATCAATGTCGCTTATATTGGTGGCATAGATAGAACAGGAAAGCCGATAGACAACAGAACAGACGAGCAGAAAACAAGCCTGCGTTCTCTGCTGAAGATGCTTCACAAGAAGTACCCTACAGCAGTTATTCAAGGACATAGGGACTTTTCACCAGACTTGAATAAGGACGGCAAGATAACTCCTAACGAATGGATGAAGGTTTGCCCTTGCTTCGACGTGAAGACAGAGTACGCTAACTTATAATATCAGAAATATGGGAAAGAAAGTATTAATGTTTTTCGTAGGCATTCTCGCTCTGCTTACATTTGCAGGGTGTAGAACGCAAAAGGTTGTGGAGGTAAGGACTATTCACGATAGCATCTTCCAGACACGTGACAGCATTGTGACAAGGTACGTGCAAGATAGTATCTCAGAACGTGAGAAAACGGTTATACTGACCAAGCACGATACTATCAAGGGCACAGACACTGTTTTTGTCACACGTGAGTATTATAAGGACAGGTGGCGAGTGCGTACAGATACCATTCAGAAGGTAGTCTATAAGTATAAAGAGAATACCGACACTAAAGAGGTTAAAAAAGCCCCTAAAGAAAAGAAAAAATGGTATCAGAAAAAGTATCCATTCCTGACCTTCGCTATTGCTGGTGTTGCGTGGTTAATTGGGTATCTATACATTAGGTTAAGACGATAGTTTATAGATGGTGCGGTACAGGAAGAGTATCGCACCATCTTATTTTTATCAGTTTTCGTTTTTACGGCGTCCAATTCTTTTCTGTGGTAACTTATATACCTGCAAGATTATCGAGTATTTGACGGAAAGCAACGTCAGCATGCTTTCTCATTATTTTCAAATAGTTAAATATAGGGCGGTTGTTCTTTACAGATTGCCCGATACAATACTCTAATACTTCGAGGCTAATACCGAGGTCGAAACCATGCTGAACAAATGATTTTCGTGCTGTATAATAGCATACTTTTCGGTAATCTTGTATATCGATATCCTTTGCGAGGCTCTTTATTGAGCGAGTGACATAGGCAAGAAAATTCTTATAAGAGAATTTATAACCGAAATCAAGCCTGCCAGTGTTTCGATTCATCCATTTGCTAATTAGTTCCTTTGCCTCTGGCTGGAGAGTGAAAGAAATACGTTTATCAGATAGTTTCATATTGCGTGACTTATGCCGAGTATATTCAAGAACAGATACACCACGAAAATCTATCTCGAGAAGGTCTATAAGGTTGATGCCTCCGAGATAATAGGAGAGCATAAAGATGTCACGAGCATTCCTCTGTTTCTTTAATCGTGGTTGTGCGTCTCTGATAGCTCGCACATCTTCTACTGATATATCAAGCTCACGTTCTGGGTCTGCTGGTCGTTTCCAATATGTAAAGGGGTGTACGCTATAGGTTACGAGTTGCATTCTTATGGCACGATTAACGATTGTACGGGTCATTGAAAGGGTCATACTGATGTATGTTTGTGACACCCCTTTACGTTTTAGCCAACGTTCGAACTCTGATATAGTAATAGTACTAATTTCTGAAAGAAATACATCACCGCCTGTAAATTCAAAGAAGAGCCTCAACGAGTTTTGAAGCATGCCAGCATAAGAGCCTCGACCGTCCTCGATGAGTTCCTTCTGATATTGTTCTGATACTTGCTTAAATGTAACCTTTGAGGAATGAGTACGCATCGACTTTAGAAGGTCACGAAGTTCCTTGCAGGTATAATCTTCTGGAGAGTCAATACGCTCTAATCTCTCTTCATAGTCATTAAGGAGATTACGGAGCTTAATATTAATTTCATGTGCGTTAGGAACTCTTACCACTATTCCGTTATCGAACTCTGAAAGAGCATTAACAGAATAAGGTGTAACGATGTAATGAGTTTCGGATCTGTGACCAATGGAAATACGAATCTTGTATGAACCATCTTTTGATTTTGTGTGCTTGAGCACTGCGAGTTTGATTGTTGCCATTATACTTAATTCTTTAAACGAATAGAAAAAACTTGCTTAGCGGTCCAAATTTGGACGAAATAAGCGTTTTTTTTATTCCCGAATAGCGTAACGGCTGGGGAGTTAAAAAAGAAAAAGTACCTAAAAACCAGTGTTATAGGTACTTTTTCAAAAGGTGATTCCGTTGGGGTTCGAACCCAAGAC